ATTACGGTTTGTACGGCTATTTCGGCGGCTAAATTTGCGGTCATATTGTTTGCTTTTGTTCCACAAATATAGGTAGCGGAAACGTAACCACCAAATTTATTTTAAAACTATTTTTTTATAGGCCGACCGTGGCGTGGCTATGCTTAAAAATTCGGTGTCCTGTATCTGGTAGCCCAGGCTCCAGCCCTGGTTAATGTACTGGCCATAGTACGGGTGGTCCCTGGGGACCGTTACGGCCTTTATGTTAATGTACCACTTACGGCCCCGGCAATACTTACCTATTACGCGCCAGTACTTAATCGGGGAAAGGTGGCTGCTACCGTCGCTAATAGGGTGCCCTGCCACGGCCCGGCGCATACCAAAGCTGGCCGTTATTACGTCGCCCACGGCCAACTCTCTGGGCCTTACTGTTACCTGGTCGTGCGGTCCTGCTAATAGTTCTATATTCATGTTAATAAATTTTACGTCTTAAGCGTTTACGGTTTGCTGGTGTGTCCAGGTGCAGCCCGTCCAGGGTCCGCACTCTAATTTTATGCTGGTGGCGGTAGAGGAAACGCTGGCGGCCCTCCTGGGTCAAAAGGAACTTAGTTATTTTCCTGGTCATATCGCTATTTAACTCCAGGGCCACCACGTACAAAGATTTTTTTTCAGCTAGTAATTTTTCCAGCATAGATATTGGTTAAAGGCCCAGGCCTGGAGGCCTGGACCTGGTGAAAGATTATTTTTTGTAGGCTATTGTAGCGTAGCCCACCATACGGTCGTCGGCCAGCTGGTGCGAGTTCATTTTTAACGTCTTGCCGTGGTCGCCTTTGCCTACCAGGTCGCGGCGGCCAAAGTAGTACGCGCCGTTAATGGTGCAGGCCTCGTATACTCTATTACTGTTGCGCTCAGATATTACCACGCCGTTTTCGTCGGTTACGGTATAATGAAATTTTGCGCTTTTGTTTCCTGTCTCTTTTACGTTTAGTGTGTAAGTCATTTTGTTTGTGTTTTGTTCCACAAATATAGGTAGCGGAAACGTAACCACCAAATAAAAATAAAATTATTTTTCCAGGTAGGCTATTAGTGCAGGCTCCAGACCAGCCGCCCTGAGTATTTTAACTAGTTTCCCGTGCAGGCCTTTGCCGATTAGGTCCACCCGGCTAAAGTAGTGGCGGCTGTCCAGGGTGGCAGCTACGTAGCGCCTATTACTTTTACGCTCACTTACGACGCGCCCCGTCTCCAGGTCCACGACCCGGTAGTGGTAGCGCGGCGTAGTGCGTGCCCCGTTGGCCCTTATTTGCACGGTCAGCTTATACATAGACCTCAATAAATACAGCCTCCTGGCGGTCCGGGTCAGGCCTTTGCACCTGGCGGCCCAGTATCATGCCCTTTAGCAGGCCGCCCTCTACCGTGCCATGCTTTACCCTGGCCGTTACCTGGTCGGCAGCTGCGCGGGTCCTTAGCAGTATGCGGTCGTAGTACTGGCCCCTGTGGTACTCAACTACCAGGGCCGGGTCCAGGCCAAAACGGTGCGCCCCGTATAGGCGGTCGTTGGCATACCTGGGCGCTGGCGTTTCCTCGACCAGTGCGTGGCCGTGGCGGCGTAGCATTTCATTAAACTGACTGTTGATTTTTTGCTCCTCTCTTGTCATGGGTTTGAATTAAGGGCCACCCGTTGGCCGGGTAGCCCTGGTTAGTAAATTATTTTTTAACGGCCAGTATAAACTTGCCGCAGCTGTTATAAACCTCTATGCCTGTGAAAATACTGTCCTCGTAGGCCGTGAAGTAGTCGCGGCTGGAGCCTACAAACCAGGCACCTTCAACGCCCAGCGTCTCGTCCAGGTTTGCTAGCGTGCCGTAGGCCATTTTAAAACCGCCGTGGACGCACTCGCAGCCGTCGGTCATGCCGGAAAATGCGCTTTTTACGTTAATGTAAAGGTCGGCCTGGTTTTTCTTAATGAAGGTCTTAACTGTGGTGCGGGTGATTTTTTTCATTTGTTTGCTTTTGTTCCACAAATATAGGTTGCGGTAACGTAACCACCAAATTTTCGGCAAAATATTTTTTTAGGATAGTGTCCACCAGGTTAGCTACGGTACGGTTCTGGCGCACGGCCTCGACCTCCAGCTGGGCCAGGACCTCCTCATTTATGCGCATGGTATAGCTTTTTTTCATTTCGTATTATATTTAGCGGTGGAGGCAAAAATGGCGCGGTCCGCCGCCTGGGCCAGGACCCGGCAAACCTTAGCGTAGTAGCGGTCCGCCTCCTCCAGGCTAACGTAAAAGCGTTTAGTGGTCTGGTTCCCGTCCTGGGCCAGGAGCACGGCAAAACCGAGGCCCTCCTGGCAAAGTTTAATTTCCCAGTTATTACTAAAAAGGCGGTATCTAATGCAAATGCGGTCTGAAAAGTTCATAATTTATTAAAGTTTAGTATAGAGGCCTGTTACGCCAGAAAAAATATTTTGCAGCTGGTCGCAGTATGCGCCCTCAAATTTTGCGACCTCAGCGAAATTAAAATTTTTGTCAGCCCTGGCCAGGAAAGTTACGGTATAGGTGTCGTTAGGCATTAACTCAATACGGCAATATTTTGCGCGGCTGGCATTTTTAGCCAGGTGGAAAGATAGGGCGCACTTATCGCTGGTAAAGTTCTTACTGCCAGTCATTAAGATAAACATTTTACCACCCAGCTGGTTTAAGATTTCGGTAGCTACTGCTAAATTCATTTGTTTGTTGTTTAGATTGCAAATATCGGGTGCGGTATCGTAACCACCAAAATAAAACTTTAAAAATACAAAGTTATTTTTTGGTGGCGTTATGGTTATTCTGGTTACTTCCCGTACTCGTTCCAAATTTCCAGCGCCGGGTGCTGCTTACCGTCCATAAGCTGGTTAAAAACGTGCGCCCAGGCTACCACCTTAAGGTCGTCCTGGCTGGCCGCAGCTTTAGCACCGCCCCAGTAGAACTGGCCACCACGGACAAAGCCGATATAATTAAACTGGCCGCGGCCTATGGCTGGACCAAATAAGGCGTGTATAAATACTATGTCCGTCTGGCCGTCCTTTGGCGCTACGGCCTTGTAAGTAAACGAGCGGGCAGTAACCGCGTTTTTAATAGTGTAGACGTTGCCGCCAGTGCAGATAAAGGGCACTAGCTTAGTCGTTACCAGGGCGCGGGTGCTGGGTTTGTAGGGCTGGGTCCAGTTGTTTGTCATGGTGCAAATATAGGGTGCGGTATCGTAACCACCAAATAAAAATAAAAAAAAACCAGGCATAAAAATACCCGGTAATTTCTTTATCCGTATACCCTCTGAAAAACTAGGATTTAAATATAATAAAAAAGGGCCAAACGTGGAAACGTCCGGCCCTAGAGTTAAATAAAAAGGCTCTAGTTGTTACCATACAAAGATAAAGGCCCGCAGCGTAAAAACGGCGGGCCGAGGTTTTCACCTTCAAAAATAGTCGTACTGTTATCAAAACTTGGTATAAAGTAGCAGCAAAAAAAAGGCCAGCCTGGACGAGAGGCTGGCGCAAACAACAAACAAATTTTTCCGGCCAAAGTAGAGACAAAGGCCCGCCACAATATACGAAAAAGGCCCCAGGTAGAAACGCCGGGGCCGTGGAAAGTAAGAAAAAGCAACACTATTTTATAACGCCCTGGGTTTGCAGATACGTGGCCACGTAGCGTACGGCGTCCATGTGATGGTTGTCCAGGTCCTCTGGCTCCTCCAGCACTATGCCGTAGCGGTCCACCTTGCGGCTGTAATTCTCCTGCTCCTGGCGCACGTTTACGCTGTCAGCGGTAAAGTATACCCTTAGATTAGATAGCAGGCTAATGCCGTCTATTATGGACCCTGGAGGCTTTGGGGCAGCTATGGCGTACTCCCAGCCAGCCTGGCGCAGCGCCAGTATTTTAAGCCGTCGGTTTGGGTCGCAAATAATTTCACTGGTGAAAGGGACCGCCAGGTGGCTAAAGAGCCAGTTTACTATACCCTCCTCGGCCCCCAGTATCTGCTCCCGGTCCGTTAAGGTCATTTTATCGCGCAGCGTGTTTTCGCTGCTATAATTAAGTTCTCTGACGTACAGACCACCGTCGTAGTACTTCACCTCACTAATAGCCCAGGGGTCGCAAATTCCCCAGTCGCACCCGTAATAAAGTGGCACGTCCAGGGCCAGGTACTCAGCCAGGGAAATTTCAGACCAGGAAAAAATACGGTTTGGCTTTTCGGCTCTCAGGCCCAGGCCGTAGACGCTCCAATTATAGGCGTTTGCGCTGCGTTTATACTCGTTATTTTGACAGCGTGCCAGTTCGGTGGTATACTTACCCGCCAGGCCCTTTGGGTTTGCTACGCAGCTGTACGTCTCAGCCTCCCCAGGCGTTAGTAACTTGTGGAGCACTGCGTGGCTGTCCTTTATGGTCTGGTAGCTTAGGATTTTCTCCCGCTGGGCCTCTGGGCAAAATGGATTGTCCCTAAAGGTCGAGTTTATAACTATGGTGCGCTCGTCTCTCTCCAGGTCCTCTACCCAGTGCGCCTGGCGTGGGTTCCAGTCTATAAAAATAAAGTCCTCTGTACGCTGGTCTATCTGGTCGAAAACGTCCTTACTTATTTTGTATGGCTCATTTAACCAGGCCGCGTTCTGGTTCAGCCCGTGCACGCTCACGCTGTCGTCGGCCCCGTGCGTCTCCACCCTGGACCCGGTAGCGTAGCGTAGGTAGGTCTTTGTGGCGTTAAATTTATTCTGGAACTGCCAGCGGCCCGTAGCCATTAAACGCTTTTCCAGGTCGTTCCAGACCGTATCTACACAATCCACTTTTGTATCGCGCCAGATAGTAAAGCGTTTATTTTTCTCTTTGCGTGCCAGGGTATCAAAACAATCTATTAACGAGTAGGTTTTAGACGAGCGGCTGGACCCTTTATTTACTATGTACTTATACCGCCTGGTGCCGTCTGGATTTACGGCGTGCACGGCGTCCCAGTTACGGTTAAATACACTGGTAACGCGCATTTCTATTACGGGCCTCTCCTCAGCGTTCCCATTTACTTGCATTGGGGTAGAGTTTATTTATAAAATACAAAAAGTCGTGGTTTATAACGCTCTCGTGGGTGGAAAAAAACGGCCTATCTTTCACCAGGTCCTCCAGTTCGCCCAGGTTGTGCTCCCCCCGCACTTTACAGTCGGCCAGGTACGGCCCAGGGACCAGTCCATTTGCGTAGGTGGTTTTTATTGGTGTCTGTCCGTCCATAGCCTCAAAGGTAGCCAGGAAACGGTCGCGGCGCATAATCATTGGTACATGAATATCATAATTTAGCCACCCAGGGCCGCAGTTTTCATACATGCGCCTATAATCTTTACGCTGGTGGCGCACTGCCAGGTCCTCGCATGTCGTGTCGTGGTAGTTAGGTAGGTCTATGCCAAAGTCCTCCAGTGCGTAGTAGTCGTCGTTAGAGTATAAAAAAACCGGGTCCTGGCAGGCCATTACCTTTATCTGCATACTTTTCTCTTTCTCGCCCTCGAAGTCCGCCCTGGCTATATGGTCCCCGTCGTACCACTCTGGGCGGTCGCCTATCAGTAGCACCCCGGTAAGTGCGTTAAAATGGCGGACCATAGAGCGTATAGCGTACTTTAACTCCAGGCCGTCCCCGGCCAGCCTGTACGGTATTACTAGCCTCATCTTTCATATTTGGATATTACCAGGCGCAGCTCGGCCCCGCTCCACTCGTCGCCGTCGCTGCGGTCCTTGCGTGCGTTCTCAATTATTGGCGTTACGCCGTACTTATCCTCGAAAAGTTGCAATAACTGGTCAATTTCGCCCAGTTTTTCTACTATTTCGGCCTGGTCCTGTAAAAAATTAGTGTTTTCTGTCATATTATTTGTGCAGTTAATGGCATAATGTAGTGCCCCAGGTAGCCAGCCCGGCGCGTCTTAGCTACGACCTCCTCGGCAAAGTTCCAGGCCAGTAGCACCAGGTACTCTGGCGGGTCGTCTATCATGGCGGGTAAGTCAATTATAGGTATACCCGTACCAGGTGAAAACTTGCCCACCTTTTCCGGGGTCTGGTCCACTATGAAAGGTATCTGCTTTACTGTTACCCCTGCCACGTTTAGCAGCGTATTACCTTTGGCCGAGGCTGCAAAACCGTAAATCTTCGCGCCCTTAAGGTGGTCCAGTAGCTTATTAAACCCGACCACTATTTTGTCTACCTTCCTGGCCCAGGCGTAATAGGTTTTTATATCTGCATAGCCGCCGTGGATTTCCCGGCGCAAAAACTCCTGCACGCCTACCTGGGGCCGCTGGCCCTTGTGCTGGACGTGGCAGCGCACGCTGCCGCCGTGTATATCCTGGTGGCTTACCTCCACCAGTTCCAGGCCGCACTGTATACACAAGTAGGCCAGGGGCACTATGGAAAAATAGCTGAGGTGCTCAAAATATACGGTGTCGAACTCTCCCTTGTCTATAAAGTCCAGGAGGTACGGAAACTCCAGGACCAGTACGCCGCCAGGTGCCAGGGTCTGGCGCACGGCGGTTAAAAACTCCTTAACGTCGTCCACGTGGGCAAAAACATTGGTAGCCGTTATTAGGTCCGCCCTCGGCCACCCGGTAGCAGCCAGGTGCTCTGCCGCCTCCAGGCCCCAAAATGCCTGGTAGGCTCTTATACCCTGGGCCTCGCAGATAGGGGCCAGGTTTGCTGCCGGGTCCACCGAGAGCGTACGGTGGTGCAGCACCTGGCGAAACTCCACCAGCAGCGCCCCGTCGTTTCCGGCTATGTCTATATGAAAACTATCTGGCCCCAGCTGGTAGGTGGCCGCCAGTTCGTGGGCCATTTCTCTGCAATGGTCTTTAAACGACTGGCTAATGGACGAGCGATAAACATAGTGGCCGAAAAGGGTTTGCGGGTCTATGACTATGGATAGCTGGCTAAGGCCGCAGCGTGGGCAAAGCATAACGCGCAGTGGGTAGCGTGGCGCTATTTCGCCTGGGTCGTCCAGGAGGTTATTTGATAGGGGCATTAAACCCAGGTCCAGGTATTGCTCCAGGTTTGGGCTATTGCACACGCGGCAGCTGGTATGATTTTTAAACATTGCACTTTATTAAGCCATGCGAAAGTAAAAAATTTTTGTCTGCCTGGTGGCTGGGTGGCTGGTTACGCGACTGGCTGGCCGGGTGGTACCTCTGGCCCACTGGAAAGTCCTGTATGACAAAGGGCGGCCCGTACAACTCGTAAAGCTGGTAATAAAAATACAGGTCGCAAAAGGTCCGTAGCCTGGTGTCAAAGCGTAAAGGGTTTTTTCTAAAGGCTATGACTGAGGGCATGCCCACCGTATTTTTATCAAAATTGCCGTGCACGTACCTGGCCCGGCTGCGTCCTGTCTTTATGCCGCTGGCGTTTATCTGCACGGCGTTTGAAATGGCCCAGCCCGCCTGGTCCAGGCCCTGGTCGAATTGTTGCAGCGCGTCGCGTACCATAAAAACGTCGTCCTGGCACATTATTTTTACCCGGTCGCCTGTGGCATGGTCCAGGGAAAAGTTAAGGTTCTCAGCTGCACCCTGCACCGGGTTTTGATAGTAAACTATTGGTAAGTGGGGAAAGTTCTTTATTTCCCTGAATATCAGCGAGTTACTGCTATTATCTGAAACTATTATTTCATAAGGCCTGCTATAACGCTGGTTTTCAATCGTTTTAAGCAGCATATTAAACAGGAAAGGCCCGACGCCTCGCTGCTCATACGTTGGTATGCAGACACTCAGCATAGTTTTAAAAATATTAATGTGAGAAAAAACCCTATTACTACGACCATACCCACGCCAGTTACCCTGGCGTTTATGCGGTCGCTTTTGTCCCAGCGGTCGCTGGCCTCCTTACTTAGCCCTGGTGGTTTTGGTAGACGCATGGTATTTAATTTTAAATATTGCTGTCAGCCCGTCTGGGTGCGGTGGTCTGTCCTTTTCCTTTAGGCGTACCATAAAAACGGGTAGAGTACGGCCATAGACGTAAACCAGGTGCGGGTGCTGTCGTCCTATTATTTGCGCTCTCATTAGTTCAAAAATATTAATATAGGTGTTTCTTTATTATAAATCCTGCCGTCCTGGACCACGTGGCCCGTGGTCAGCCAGAGCATTTGGGTAGCGTTAATATGTGCCTTTCTTATACGGTATAGCTGGCTGGCGTTTGCGGCTCCGCCACAAAATATAAAGCCTTGTATGTTTTGGTATGTCATTGTCTAAAACTGTTTGTTACTGCCAGGACGGCCCCAATAATTAAACCTATTACGATAAATAAATACTGCCCTGGCCAGTCCCAGGCCCAGGGGTTTAAGGCGTTAAACCATAGGGCCAGTAAGGTGTAAATTATGGCCACCCAGGCCAGATAGAATATAAAAATCTTTTTCATTTCAGTAGTGTGTGCGGTACGTGGCTAATGGTCCCAGGCCTCAAAGTTATAGGCTTTATTTCTACCCCTAGCCTCCAGGCGGCAAAGGGTAGCGCGGTCTGGTCAAATGCGTTATAATCGCGTACCTCGGCCCACCAGTAGTTAAGTACGTCCTGCGCCTCTGGCGTGTTACGTGCCGCCACTATGCAGCAGTCGTATAACCCGGCTCCAGCAGGGTAGCCTATCTGGCGGTAGGCCTCTACCTGGGCGCGTATTGGTTTGGCTGCGTAGCGGGTGGCCAGGTACTTACTACCCCTGGCTATTTGCTGCTCTATGTACGTTACCTCCTCGTATATACAGGCCCGGCTGCCATGCTTAAGGACCGCCAGGTGGCTACCCTGGAGGGCTGCCAGTACCTGGGTGGCAAAGTCTGAGGCCTGCACCTGTACCTTACCATCTACCCAAATGTAAACGTCCCCAGGGAAATTACGGTGCGGCTGGCACTTGTAAAACAGGGCCTTTTCCCGGTCAGTGCGTCCCTCGTTCAGGCCCTCCACGGTCGTTACCAGGTAGTGGCTCAGGTCGTGGCCGTTAATGCCCAGCTGCGTGGGTAGTGTCTTAGGCTGGTCTATGCCCCCTATAATGGCTGAAATAATACTGAGTTGCATAAATAAAAAATTGCCGCCTTCAATATTGGCACCTGGTAAGAGGTGCCGCAATATCCAGCGGCAAAAAGGTTAAGGCTATAATGGTATGGTTTGGCCCCGTTTTGCGTCCACTTACCTGGACCCCGTAAAGATAGTTACCCCGCGGTAACTACCAAAAGTTTTTTTCTCTGGTCCTCGAAAAAATTTAAATGGTTTATGCTGTCTGCCAGGCGCGCAGTTATAAGCGTCTCAAACCAGGCCCGCTGCTCTGGTATCTGGTAGTGTATATTGCCCAGGGTCAGGTCTATGGCGTCGAGAATGTCGTAGCCCAGGGTAGTGCGGGCCTTGTTTACTAGTTTGGTGGCGTTGGCTTTCTTAGCTTTCAGGGTCATAGTTTTTATTTTGTGGCCCCTGGGTAGGGGCCTGGTGGTTTAAAGATTATTATTTAAAAGGTGCTCCATGCACTTTTTTTCGCTGTCTCCAAATTTTGCGCCAGTCGTATTACAGACAAAAGTTACTGAGTAGCGGCCAGTAGTTGCACTAATATTGCACGTGCCTGTAAAGGCGTTAGAGTATCTCTTACCATTAATAACTACTGTTACCTGGTATTTTCCAGCTATAACCTCGCCCACTAAAAATTCCGCATCTACTTTTACTTTTTGGCCGTTCAGATTTAAAGTTTTCATATTTTCTGCTTTTGTTCCACAAATATAGGTTGCGGGTACGTAACCACCAAATTTATTTTATTTTCCAGGCTAAAAATATTTCGTACCAGTTCTTTTCTACAAAGTAGGTGGAAACTTTCATGGCCTTTGCCACCTCAATACCTTTGGCTCCAGGGTGCGCCTGGGCATAGGCGCGGCACCTGGCTAGTTTTTCAGCTTTCATATTTTTTCGGCTAATTTGATTAATGATTTACACGCTTTAGAGGCTATAAATTTCTCGGCTGCTTCCAGGCTGGAAAAACCTTTTTCTACTGTTATAATGGTCTGGAAATAAACGCCGTCAATATCTTTACCTATGCGTACTTTAACTTCAAAATGGTTAGGCTGGTAAGTGGTAGCTGTTATCATATTTTCTGCTTTTGTTCCACAAATATAGGGCACGCTAGCGTAACCACCAAACAAAAGTTATCCACATTTAGAAATCTTCCTGCTTAGGCATTATGGTTATAATGTTAATGACTGGGGCCAGGGCTTCGCCGTCTGGGGTAACTGGCGCGACCTTTTCAGGTGCGTTAAAGCCTAGCATTTTGTTGAGGACCTCAATAGCTTTGGTCTTTTCCCAAAGGCGTACTTTTTTATTATAGCCGACCACGCGCCGGGTTTTGCCCCGGCCCTCGCGTATTTCTTCCAGGTCAATACCTGAAACGGTGCCCTTCATGTGTTCGGGCCAGTCGTGCATCGGCAGCACCGCACCCGTTACTGGGTCCGTTATGTCCTCCAGCCTGGTGCCAGCTATTTCCATTAGGTTACGCATTAACTTTTCCTTTGTTATGTTGTACTCTTTGGCCGTCGCAGCCCTTAACTCGGCTATCCTGGAAATAACTCTAGGTTTCTTTAAGTGGTCAAATGCCTGCACGTGCGCACTAGCCCGGCTATACCCCGCTCTAATAGCGGCCTGAGTTGCGTTAAAGTCCACCAGGTACTCGCGGCAAAAGTTTTCCAGCTTTGGCGTTAGTTTAGCCTGCTCCAAAACTTTATGCCCGTTTGTACTCATAAATTTTAGCTTTTACTGCTTCAAGTAGTGCCGCCTGGCCGCCTGCTTTCCTTTCCAGGACAGAGGCCACCGACTGGTCCAGGGTACCACCTGAGAGCAATTTAAAAATAACTACGGGCCTGGTCTGGCCCTGTCTGTCTAGTCTGGCGTTGGCCTGTTCGTATAGTTCCAGGCTCCAGGGCAGCCCAAACCATATAATGATATTACCACCAGCCTGGAGGTTTAGCCCGTGCCCTGCACTGGCAGGGTGCGCTACCATAACGCCTACCTTTCCGGCGTTCCAGTCTATTATATCCTGGGCGGTTTTTAACTGTCTGGCCCCTGGCAGGCGCTCCAGTATGCGGTCGCGGTCATGCAAAAAATTATAAAATATTAGTACCTGGTTGCCGCTGGCCTCCTCTACTAGTTCCTCCAGGGCCTCCAGCTTTTGGTCGTGTACCTTGTGCACCGTGCGCTCAGCGTCGTAAACCGCGCCATTACTGTACTGTAATAATTTGCCCGCTAATACTCCAGCATTTAACGCCGTTATATCCTGACCCTCCAGGGCCATTACCTGGTCGCGTTCAAAACTTTCATACCCGGCCAGCGTCTCTGGCTCCAGGTCTATTACCACCTCGTGCTCTATGCGTCCAGGTAGCTGTAAATAATCGGCTGCTTTCATGCTTATACAAATATCTGCTATTTTCTTATAAATCACTGCTTCGGCCCCCTCTCTTGGTTTATAGCTGAAAACTCTAAAGGCGTCGCGCTTATCTGGGGTTAAATAAGCCTCTCTAAAGGCCGTTAAGGTCTTACCTAACCTTTTGCCCTGGTCCAACAGGTAAAGCTGCGGCCATAGGTCTGAAACGCCGTTAGGCGCTGGCGTACCAGTAAGACCCACTATACGCTTAATTAAGGGCCGCACCGTGCGCAGTGCCCTAAACCGCCTGGCGCTGGCACTCTTAAAGCTGCTTAACTCGTCTATGATAACCATATCAAAGTCCCAGCGTGCGCCGTAAAAACTTACCAGCCAGTCCACGTTTTCCCGGTTTATAATATAAATATCAGCCTTTTTGCGTAGTGCGTC